CCAAAAGAAAGAATGGGAGTGCTATAAGACAACCAATGCTTAGAGCTGTACTCGTATAATCTCTGAGCGTGTTCAGGGTTGCTTGAGAAAGCTTCTGATACAAATGCAAACCTCTCTTGTGGGCTAATTTCATCATCCTTCATATAACTTTCTTTGAGACGTTGTAGCCCCAAGGAGTCAAACAGGGCATCCCGTGTTAAATCAATCTTAATTGTCATCCAATATTTCCTCTAGGTAATCGGCACGTTCTTCAATGGCATCCATAAACTTGGCAACGAGATCAGCACTACGAATGTCCAGTAGTTCTAATATCGTCACCTCGTCTAGGCGCTCTAGTTTATCACAAATGTCAGGTAGCGTCAGCATATTTCTTCTGTAGGTAGTTCATCGACAGAAACATCTCATCGAACGCACCATCCTCCACTTCGTTTAACATAACCAACCCACGCCAATGTTTGTTGCTAAGTTGATCCATGTAATCCTCGTCGTGTAGGTAGTAGCTGCCAGCGATTATCCCACAGATGGCGGTTCCGTCTGCTCTTTTACCGTAAGCAACTTGTTTACCTTGCTGATGACCTGCCACGCAAGACATGTGAAGCTTATTAACGATAACAGTAGCAGAACTAGCTGGTCGCCCCATAACACCAACAGGCCAGTAGTGGCAGAAACCAACACCATTGATAAAAACAGGTTTAAGAAATTCATGTACATCCCAATCTTTTTTGTAATCTAAGTCATCTGTCGAAATCACACCTTCGAGCATAGGCGTGTTAGCCACTGCACGGTTGATGCGGTTCTCATGGTTACCTAATGTCATCACCATACGGGGCTTATAAACCTTAGTCTTGTTATTTTTCTGACTGGTTTGTAAATCACGCAAAGGCTTCAACAGCTTCTTCATGGCTACCTTCACACAGTTAACATCATCCTTGTAACGCTTTCCTTCGAAGTATTTACTACCAGCCTTATCGTGAGTGGACAAGGAGGGCATATCCGCGAAGTCTCCAATGTTAATAACAACATCTGGTCGATACTCACAGATGGCCTTCCCTGCCCACGTTAGATGTTCTGTCGGAATCCCAGGCTTCACTTGGCAGTCCGGTATCACTAAAATCTTAGTCAAACCTTTCCTCCCAATACTCATCTAACATAACGTCTACCTTCTCGTAAACACCAACGTAACCACAAGAGTCTAAGAATGTAGCAAACTGTCGCATAACATCATCCCATCTAGCATCCTCACTACAGACATAGAATAATTCTGAGCTGGTCTCCACGCTAGGCCGTGAGCAATTCTTCTTAAAGTGGTAATACTGTTTATCCATTCTTCTCTCCATAAATACTAGGGAAGAGGTCAGTCAATATATCCTTACACTGATCTGCTACTTCCCTATGCTCTTTTTGTGTTGCCTCGTCACAGCGGATGTCAATATAATGCATCCAACTCCGCAACGTCCCGTTCATATACATCCGACTGTTGGTTAACCCCTCTGGCAATACCTTCCGGGCAACCTCCTTAGCTATCCCGTGGTTCAAAGCAGCTCCGTACACCCCTCTAGCTTGCGCTATCAGGCTCCGTTGCATCTCATCCCACCAGCGCTGTAACTCTCTGTCTTCGGTAGGTAAACTGTTCTGTCGGTTCTTCTCATCCTGTAAACGAGCCTCACTGCACTCCATATCCAAAGCCTCGGCATACCGCTGGCTAAACTCTTGGAAGCTAAACGACCGATGCCTCAGAATCTGTCGTGCTATGTCCCGTGTTACCTCAATCTCCATACAAACATTAACCATCTCGAAAGGCGACCAATGCTTGTTATTCATCAGGTAACGTAGCAGCTTAGGTGCTGTCGCTATGTTATTCTGATTCTCTGGGTTTGAGACACGAGCCATATAGGCAACCATCTCTTCAGCATGAGGTGTTACCCACATTAGCTTTACGTTCATTTGTTCTTCACCCTTTCCTTACGCTCTTCTGCTGTCTTCTGCTTGTGGCATGGTTTACACAACACCTGTAAATTCTCAGCCTCACAGTAGAGCCTGTTCATGTATGTCCACCAGTCCTGAAAGCCCTCCTGCGGGGATACAACGGGTTCAATATGATCCACTTGTACATCCCTAGCCACGAAGTTATCCGTACAACTAGCGCATTTGTAATGCTCAGCCAACCTCCCCGACCTCTTGTTAATAGCCCTGCCAATCGATGCTGCTTTTAAAGCCTTCCACTTAGGTGGGAAGCGCTTCATGTAGGCACGAAGGGCAGAGATTATAAACGCTCGGAACCTAGCCTCAGTCCACTCCCCGTCGTTATACTCTCTGTTGCTCATACTGGTATAACAACTGAGCGAAGCCCTCTATGAATCGCTCGTCATGGTCACGTTCACCCATCGTAAACATAATCGCATGGACAACCTCATGTAACAAGGTGACTTCTCGTTCTTGGCCTTTCAACTTATCATTTAACAAAATTGTACAGGTATCAGGTATAGAGGTTCCAAGGTCAGTCATGGCTGTCTCCACCACCTGCCACGTCATCCCCGCTAACTTAAATTCATTCTTCTTCATTCGGTGGCTCCCACATCTGGTTCGGTATCCGGCGTAGCCACAACAACCTTGCATTTTCCAAGACACGCTCTTCGCCCATCGCCTCCACACAACACTGGTATAACTGCATCTCTGTCGTGAAGTCTGCAAGCATCTTTGTTGCAGTTACCTCTCCCACACGGTGCATCCCCTTGATGTTGTCGGCAGAGTCCCCCATCAAAATTTGCTTGTAAAAGAAGCGCAAGCCTTCTTCTGGTGTCACATGCTTCTTCACCTTCTTTACAAAATTGTAGTGCCATCCTGGAACCTGCAAAAAGTCTTTGTCAATTGATGCGATGATGCAATCTTCACCCAGCTCTGTTGCTCGGATGGCGATGTCATCATCTGCCTCCTGCCCATCACTAACACTAGCATCCCATGAAACCTGTAAGTATTCCCGTAGGAGAGGAAGGTGCTTAGGTTTCGCTTTGTCCTTCCTGTTGCCCTTGTAGGGGGCTGTTACTGCTACGTCGAATCGGAAGTTCTGTTTACCAGTGAGGAATAACTCGTGCTCCTCGCAGTCTAACAGATCAAACATCAACATATCTTCGAGATACACAGCCATCGTCTCGATAGCCGTGTTCTCATTTTCTTCCTCAGTAACAGCGCCTACTCGGTAGCATAGAATGTCGCTATCGATCAGCGCAATCATTTACAGCAGATCGTCTTCAGAGATAAGCTCACCCACTGGCTGCCCACCGTACTCAAGCATGTCTGTAATAACCAACCGCTTGAGGGCAGGAGAGACACCCTTCTTCTTCTGGTATGCCCATGAGTATGTCCCCACAAGCGCGACACCCTTCGACCCGTTACCTACCTGTGCATCAATCTGAGAACCCCCATCGTCAAACGCATAGATAGGACGGGTACTCTTGCAGGTAATGTACTTACCCTTACCCTCTTTAAACTTAACCTCTAGGCCAATGTCCTGCAACGCATCGGCTGCTTTGTCTGATAGGTTACACAAGTCCACTTGAAATTTGCCACTCATATCGTTAACCTTGTCAAGGTATGCCCACATAATGTCCGCTTTAACTTTTACTGCATCTGTCATAATAATTCCTTAGTGTTTTGTTGTATCGCCCTCATCGGCGATCTCGTAAAATTCTGAAGTGACCAGTGTTAGAATATCTAGCACCGCCATCTCATCCATGTTTTGGCTGAAGGATAGGTGTACTGTACCCTCCTTCTCTGTAATGATTATTAGCGATTCCGCCTCGTTCAATACAGTATCCAAATTAGTATCTGCTCTCAATGCGTATCCTTCCAATTAAAACCTACATTGTATTCTCCTGTTAAAGGGCAGCGGAGATTGAAGTGCTTTCCGGCCTCTTCAATTGCCTCTACTGCCATCCTACCGACACGCTCTGCATCCTCTTGCGGGACTTCTATCTGCCACTCATCATGTACATTTGCACAGAATGAAGCGTTTATTATACCACACTTTAGCTTCTCATGCAATATAACCAAAGCTTTTTTCATAACAATTGCACCTGCGCCCTGCAACAAAGAGTTTAATGCTGCGTGTTCTGAGCGCACCATAATGTGCCGCCCATCTAACCCACGAATCCAACCCCTTGC